GTATAGTGAGTTTTCTTGTGCAGCAAATACTGTTGCTGCTTGTGTAGGGACCATTAAAGCGTCTAAGTTGATGCCTGATCCATATTCATTTGCGTATGCCATAATATTTTCCTTTTATATTATAAAATTAAACTTTGCCTTGCATTTTCATCTTTTTATAGATTTCTCTATGCTCAGGCTTGTTCATGTCAAGTTGTGCTAAATCAAAATCTTTTTGATCAGCGTTAATTGTATTACCCGTAGAGCCTGCACCACTTGGGCCTGCACTCTTAAAATACTGGTTACTTGATAGGAACTCTTCAACTAAATGGTGAACATTCATAGGATCAGCTGAATCCGTATATCTTTGTTTACCTTCTTTGTCAGTAACTATTACATTACCTTCTGTATCTAGTTTAATGCTCTTTCTCAATAGTTGAGCCACGTGATCAGGCGCAACACTTTTGGCTTTAGATGCCGCATCAATTAATGCACCATCAATTTTGATTGTCTCAAGTTCAGTTCTAAGTCTCAGAATTTCTCCTTCTGACTTTTCTTTCTGCTTCTTAAGAACACCATTAAAGTCTTCCTTCTTAATCAGTTGCTCTTCCTCAATCTGCTCTTTCAAGCCTTTGAGTGCTTTGTATTCATCCACGTCAACATTTTCATATTTCTTGTTAACTTGGGCAACACGTTTGCCAATTAATTCATTTACTTCTTCTTGAGTAAATGTTTTAGTGGCTTCAACCTGGGATTCTATATTTTGGCCTGTTTCTGTATCCCCAGTGTCTACAGTGTCAGTTTGTGTTTCCACGCCATGAGTTTCAATTGTCATGTCAATATTCCTTTTATTAAGTTAGGGTTGGATGCAATATGCATCTACTTATATATTTCTATATACGTTTATTTATCCTTTTACTCTTCTTCAAAGTTTTCTACAGGCACCCAATAGTGTTGGCAGTTGTATCCACCACGCACTACATACGGATCACCAGGCTCTTTTCCTGCCCAAGTTTCTCCATTCCAGATGTTCTGTATTTCTTCATCAGTCATTTGTAATCCCAACATACTTCTGCAAAATGGTCTTGATGTTGCCATCAACCCACCAGCATATTCAAAGCGTTCAATCTTCTGACGCTTTGCTCTGCTTTTTGCAAATGTTCCGTTGTAACTACCTACAACACTTTCTGCTTTTGTGCTCAACAACGTTGCTAATGCAGCCGCTGTGTTTACATCTCCTGGTAATTTACGTTTAATTTGTGCTACAAGATCTGCGTGTTGAGCTCCTGTTGCCTTACGTAATTTACGTTGCAGTTTCTTTACTTCAGGATTATTAGAATCCATATGGACTCCGCTAATTCTTCCACGCACTTGATTAACCAAAGCCGCTGTAGTTACACCAGCAACTGTGGCAAGCACGGCTGTCTTAATTACATCTTCACTAGCACTGTTGACAGTGTTAGCTAATTCATCTTGTGAACTTTGTAGTAATGCACTTTCTGCCACATAGTCTGCAGGTTCAACTGGCAAACTACTTTGGTCTAATAAGTCTGTGCTTACATCTCTTAAACTGTTTGCACTGGCACGCACACTTTCAGCATGACGTCCAAATGCTTGATTTATCTGTGGTCTCAAAGCCTCAACTGGTAGACCTTGGGATACCAGTTCCGCTACTTCTGACTCTAATGCTTTAGCATTGTCAAACACACCAGCTTGAACTTCTTCTAATGTATTCTCCAAAACTTTGTCATGTTTTTTAACATTGAACTTTGCCATGTTTATCCTTCATGTGTGTAACCTTGTTCAAGAAGCAACAAATGTTCTGCTTCTGATTCTACAATTACACTTTTCCCTGTGCGTGGATCTACCATCACGTGTGTTTCAAACTCTTCAGTTGAATTCATGTCTGCAAGTATTTCACTTTGCAATTCTGCATCATCTACAGTTAGTGCAACAATTTGTCTGCTAATCTCATCTTGGAACTTAGCGTTTGTAACACCTGAACTGCGTGTTTTCATTAAGAAGTCTAGTTCTAAATGTTCATCTCTCATGTCAAATGTTTCTGGATATTCTAAACTAAAGTCTTCTGGCATACCTAATGCTTGCCAATCTAACCAAGTAATCCACATTTGATATTCTGTTTCTTTGAGTGTGTCAGCCATGTCTGATAGCTTTGCATTTAATAACTGACGCTCTACTTGGAGTGCTGTTCCTGACATAGGTGAACCTGTTGTAGCCTGAATGGCACTTGTATGCGTCATGCGTTGAATTGATTGCACACTGTTTGCTATTGCTTTTAGTATACTATCTGTTGTTGATAGACTTGGTGAAAGCAGATAAGGTTTCAATCCTGGATCAACGCTTTCATCTAAGTTAAGAACACTGCCTGCACCAGCAACTGCGTCAGTTGAAGTTGGTTTTACCAGTGTAGGATGTGAACTAATTCTTAAATGTTGTTCAATTTCACTTGCACAATTGTAAATAAATTTCTGTTGGTTAGCCACGTCTGCAACTAAACTAATTCCCACACCTTTTGTAGGGCTTTTTAATGGAGCATGGAATATAAATGGAATGTAACCCAATGGATTCTCATGTTCTTCATAGCTTTCAATAGCACGGTAATCACCAGTGTTGGAATCTTTGCTTACTTTGTATTTTTCTACAGTGTCTTTGTGCCAACAAGTAAATGTAACATATTGATCATTTTCTGATTCTCTTACTTTGATATAACACAGTTCCATCTTGCCAGCAATGTTTCTTTCCCAATAAAAATCTAAAACGTTTTGAGGAGTATACATTGCTGCATAAGCACGGATACCTAATTGAATTGCTTCAGCTTCTGTTTCTACTTTGTAACTTGGTTTGTCTACTAGTATCCAAGTTGATCCATGCACCATTGCCAAATCATTTGCATTCTTTAAGAAACTGTCTAGACTTTGTCCTTCTTGGTCAGTGTCATACAACCAGGCATTTACCAATGGATTGTTAATTAATAATCCAATATCACGCTTAGGTAATGTTCTGAACAAGAAGCTACGGTAAATGTCTACAGTAGTTTGCACATGGTTATCTAATGGAGTAGAGTTTAATCTCTTTCCATACTGGTCACCAGGCGCTTGATTTTCACCAATGTATTGTGTTAAATAACTACCACTCTTATACAATTCACCACCCACGTATGATTTGTAATGATAGTTGGCCTGTTTTGCTACATCACTGTAACTTGGATGCGTTTGTTCTAATTGTTCTAATGTCAACATAATTATATTTTCCTTTATAAAGGTAGTCATCACAATAATGATCAGTTATTGCTGCTATATCAGTTATTTATCCTTTTAGTAATGTCCAAACAACTGTGGTTTTTTGCCAAGCTCAGGCTGTGGCCTTCTTATAGGGTTTATCCAATGCACTAGATAACCCAGTGCATCATTCATGTGGTCTAAGTTTCCGCTTTTGTCTGGAATTTGTGTTCCTTCACGGTAAACTTGACTGCTTATACATTTGATTAAGTTTCTACACCTAGGGTCCACACTTAATTTAACAGTTCCGTCCGTTGCTTTAAGACTTGCGTTCACCGCCGCTATTCTATCTTTCACTGGTGGATTGATATTCTTAACTTTAAGTGTGAACCCTGAGTTTCTTAGTATGTGATGGTCACTAGTGTTTGAACTGGTCTTACGTGCTTGTCCACTTGCGTCCGGGTAGACCCATAACCTGTTATCTGGATAACGGTTTATCAGTTCTTCTGCCATTTCAAATGTGTTTGATCCTTCCATACTGATTTCATCTATTACGCTTATTTCATTTCCGTTAATTCTAGCAATTGCGGCAACTAGCGGGCTTACGTTAAAGTCCATTGCCACGTGTAGTATTTCATTCTTCTTAAAGTCTAAGTCTTGTTTCTTAATATGAACTGCACTATCCCAATTGTAGTAAATGCTTCCACTGTATTGTTCAAAGCTGGCTTCATATTCTTGTCTAAAACTTTTCTCATCTAATTCATTGCGGGCTTGTTCTATTTCCTCTGGTAACACATTGCCACCTTGCAGAGTTGTGTATTGAAAACTCTTCCAATTGTCTTGAGCGTGTGCACCTTGCCATAATTCATATATCCAACTGCCTTTGCCTTTTGGTGTTGTGATAAACAAGCCACTTCCTTGTTTGTCACTCAGTGCTGGTCTACAAACTTCTGTCCACATCTTTTTATCAATCATTGCCGCTTCATCCATGATCAAATAATCCATACTCACACCACGTAAACTATCTGGGTTGTCTGCACTGCGTAAATAAATCTTTGAACCATTGATCAATGTAATACAAAGATCACTTTCATTTATTTTCTTTACCCATCTGCATCTAATAAACTTCTCTTTTAGATCATCCCAAATAATTTGTTTGGCTTGTCTATAACTTGGAAATACCGCAAAGATGTTTGAGTTAGGAAAACGTGCATGTTTGGCAATTTCATGCATTGCCAAAAAACTCTTCCCCCAACGTCTGCCAGCAACTACAACTTTGAATCTGTTGATGTCATTGCTAACTTCTTTTTGAACATCACTTAGTGGCATTTGATTTTCCATTTACATAAAGACCAAACCAAGCCGCACCTGCACCAATCATTGTGCTAGTAAATGCTGCTTGAGCATTGTTTGGTTCTGGCAAATCCATAAACCAATTAATAACCAAATAGAAACTTATCATATAAGTTAGTATCAGCATTCTTGGAATTATCCTCCATGCATCTAAATGTGCGGGGGTTAGTTTCATGTTACTTGCCGTATTTCTTCTTGCCTTTTTTCTTCTTAGCCATTTTACATTCCGCCCTTTACCATTCCTATAACAGTTGATACAACTAAGATAATAAGCACAGCCCAAATGCGTGTGTCTATCTTCTCAATTGCTTTTGATTGCTTTGCCATATCAGCCTCCAAGTGTTTCAAGTGATTATCTTTAATCACATCAATA